CCTCTACTGGAGCTTCTTCAACTACTTCTTCCTCAGAAACTTCTTCAACAGGTTCCTCTTCAGGATCTGGTTGATTCATACTTTCTGTAGTCATTACAGCTTTTACATCAGCTATATCTTCTAGTAACTCTGTATTAGACTTAATAGCCATTGTGTATGTTTCTTGATTAGCCCCGACAAGTACTGGTGAAACTTCATAAACTGTTAAACCTTTTAAGTATCTAACATTCTCTTCTTCATCACTACCGTCTTTTGAAATTTTTCCATATTCAGAATCATCAACCTTAAAACCAAAAGACCATTGTTGTAAATCACCCATTGCTTTTACTAAGTTATATGCTTCTCTTCCAGATTCTGTGTCCATAAAGAACTGACCTTTAAATGTCGCTTTATGATCATCTTGTTCTATTTGACCTTTACCAATTGGCATATCCCATTTATGAGCCCATACCATAGGAACATCACCTGATTTAAAACCTGATTTGATTGAACCTGACTTTACAATATCGCCATCTGAATCTATTTTATCAAAGACAGAAAAAACCGCAGCGACTTCACCTTTTTCGTCATTCTTTATTTCTAAGTCGATTGACTTGATATCAAAATTTTCTGACACTTAAACTCCTATATATATTAAATTGCCAATATCATATATAAGTTTATCAGTAGAACCTATTTCTTAACGACTACTTTTAATAGATTTATTTAGTGATGTCAGATATGATTCTTAGGCTAGATATAGGTTGAGTTACTCTTCTATCTGTTTTTTTGTGTGAACCGTCTTCTAATATTGCCCAGACTTGCATAGTGGCTTCTTTATCTCCGTTATTAACGGACACTACAACACCGTGAACTGTTGAAGGTGGCTGTGGACTTTTATCTATACTCCAAGATACAGATTGACCAACTCTTACTGATTCAGCTTTAAGAGCAGATTCAATTGTAGCTGTTAGTATTGCATCTGAACTTTTACTTGATTTTGCAGGATGACCTGATGGTAGTAAGTCAGTATCATAAGGTTTTCTTTTAAACTTTCCAGTTCTTAACGCTCTCAAAAACCCGTTAACTCTGGCTAACGCCCACTGGTCAGCAGAACTTACATTACCTCTAACTGAACCCGGATTTGTTCTATAAGCTCCAACACCTCTGTTAAAGACTGTAGCTAAAGTTCCTGTAGTTGTTTTAAACTTGGGATTACCTTCATTATGTTTTGTAACCTTATCTTTTAAAATTTTTCTAATTCTTGCAGATACAGCTTTAGATGCCATTTCATCAGCTAGATCATCAGCTTTTTTTCTACGTTCTCTAACAAGTTTTTTTCTTTCGTTGATAACAGCTTTCATAGCTGGAACACCTATGTTAAGAACTCCACCCCATTTGATAGCAGCAATAACACCATTTAATCTTTTATCGTTTTGATGCCTACCCATATAACGTTCTCTTCTTCTTACCCAGTTAAGAACAGATTCACTTCTATCTCCTGATTGATATGCAGACCATCTCCTAAAAGCATCATTGCCTGTGAATGAAGTTGGAGGATTACCGCCATTGCCAGCCATTCTCCAGATTTCTCCCCAGTTCTCTTTTAGATCTTTTGCGTAACCGTATGGAAATTGTTTATATTTTGAATTTGAAATTCTTACTGCTTGATTCATACCCGGACTTGGAAAGTTAGTATCGTCTTTTGCTTTGACAATTAATTTATTGTAATCTTCTTCACTTGAACAAGGCATATAAAATTTACCAGCAGGTCCTCTGTCTACTTCGTGATAACCATCGCATCCTAATTCTTTCGCTCTAGCTATAGCTTCTTCAGGAGTAGTGAAAGTATTTCTCATAAAAGCTGCTGGAGCTTTTTCTTCTGGACTGTGCAAATCATCACCTCTCTCGTACATTGCTTCTGCTTCTTCTAATGATACTTTAAGTTCTTCAACCATTTTTTCTATATAAGATTTTTTTGTACCTTCATAAGATTCGTGAGAAGCACAAGGCATATAATAAGTTATACCTTCTATTTCGTGTGGATGAGAACCTTCACAACCTATTTGTTTTGCTCTCTCTTCAGCAGCTTCTCTACTTACAAACATATCCATACCTCTTGTAGGTGTTACAGATATAGCTTGTCTTGTGGATTCAGGGTTAGCGTCTCCTGTGTCCATAACATCTTTCTTTTCTAATTCTTCTTGACTAACAAATGTTTGATCAATTGTTGCAGCAGGTATTTCTAATGGATCATCTTCCCCTACTGGTATCGTTTGATCTTCTGCATCTTCTTGAGCAGGTTTACCTGTTGCTTCTACTTGTTGCATATTAAGTGGTCTTAAATAAACATTATGAGAATCATCAGCAGCTAAACCAACTGCATTTCTAGCTTCACCAATTGTTGCCCAACCACCTGAAACAGCAGTGTTCATTCTTTTATAAAGTTCATCTTGGTCTTGAGATAATGCTCTTACGCTTTCAACTTCATATTTGCAATAAATATTATCATTATCATCAAATTCAGGTAGTAGCTGATAAGTTAATTCTTCTGCAACTGTTCTCCATAGAGGAACAAGTTTTTGTTCAGTAAAATATTCTCTTAATTCTCTAGTATTACTATAAGTGGCTGAACTAAGACCAGCACCTAAACCAGCAAGTACAGCAGGAACTCCCATAACAGCAGAAACTCTTTCTTCAGGTAATCTTCTAAGTTCTATCAAGTTCATATCTTGAGGGCTGAAAGAAACAACATCTATATTCATTGAACCAGTAAGAACCATTGGCATACCTCTATTAGCTCCACCAAATTTTGATTTATACATTTCAGATATAGCTTCTGCTTCTTCTCTTGTTGGTCCACCCATAGCATCAGATGAAGGAGAAAGTATAACTCCGGGTATTGCCATATTGTGTAACAAAGCAGTTGAGTATTGACCTGCTGCTTCATCTCCTAATATTTCTCGTAAAACTGTTTTTATTGGTGCGTAACCTCTTCTATGATCATTTGGGTCTACACCTGTTCTAATATGAATTATATCTTTAGGGTCAATGTCAACTGTGTCTGTAGTTGGTGTGTACTCATACCTTGTAATCAATCTTTCTGTATCACCTTTTGGTTTAACAAAAGCAGGCATAAGAGGAACTAGTTGTACAACTTGTCCTTTACTATTTCTATTCTTAAAAAGATAAGCATCTCCCTCCACACTTATGGAAGAAACTAAATAGTGTGAAAGTATTGCACCAGACATAAAAGGATTTGGTCTTTTAAATAGTTTTGATACAGGATGTTTAGCAAGTACAATATCTTGACCTACTTCATCTTCTTTCATAACATTTAGTTTTGGTTCAGCAAAAGCTGTAGCCAAAACAGAAAGACAAGCGGCAACTGCGGAGTTACCAGAACCGTTGCCAATATCTTCTAATTTGTCAGAAGGAAAGTATCCTGATTGTGTGTTATATCCGTATACAGATCTATCTAGCGCTGATGCTAGTGATTGATTAAAATTTAATCTTTTTAACTCGCTTCGTCCTGATGGAGTTAATCGTTTCGTAAATCTTTGAAACGCATTTAATTCGTTAGCCATTTATCTCCTAAACTAATAAGCAGTCCATTGTCTACGCTCGTTCAAGTTCAGGACACCATATCCGAGTGCGTCTACCATATCATCGTGTGCTCCGACAGGAAAGGTGAATAACTCTCTTTCCATATCATCAAGCCATTGAGCGTCTAATTTGAAATAGACATCTCCAGATTCCATTCTAGCACTAAGTGTCAAAGCTCGCGCAACTTTATCCTTATCTGGTCTGACTTCTTTTACACGCATTCCTTGACGTTTTGCCATCTGTATTAAAGAAAGTTGAAAACCCTGTCTCTCCATAGTTACCCATCCAGCTTTATGTTTATCAATCATTCTTTTAATTGCAGTCAAAATATCCGGTCCTTCAAATCTTTGCCTTAAGCAATCTAACACAATCATCTTGTTGTCAGGTGTCAAAGCACAAGCTACAATTGCAGTATAGTCTGCATCTTCTTCAACTGAAGTAGCTATATCAGTTGCTAAAAATATAGTACAATCTTTTTTAAAATATGTTTCTCCATCTAGTAAAAAATCACCATTGTCGGTATAAGACCAATATTTCATCCATTCAGGTTTAATCATACCTTGACCAGCCTCAACAAATTCAGCCATATATTCTTGAGCAAACACAATAGAACCTACTTCTGTTTTAG